CCCTGACCGAGATGCCAAACTTGCCGACTTCCGTGATTATCTAGCTCGAGAAGGACTACAAGAGCCCGAACAAACAGTGAAAGAAGGCGACTCATATTTCCTAGCTAGACTGAGAGATCGTATTGTGAATCGTGGATACGTGGCTTTGGTTGAACATCAAGAAACTGTGGTTGAAGCCGCAGAAGCCGGTGTGGGCGGCCGAGCCAAGGGCATAGAACATCTTGAAGATTATGTATTTCGAATGGGAGCACCGGGCATACAACAAGCCCTGGACATAGTAAAGCATGCCACCCAAGCACCAAAACAAACCACCACAGCTAAATGGGACGGCAAGCCTGCTGTGATATTTGGACGCAAACCCGACACCGGAGAATTTGTTCTCACAGATGGGTCGGGCTTTGATGCCAAGGGCTACGACGGGCTGGCCACCAGTCCGCAGATGATGGCCGACATACAAAACAATCGAGGCAGCGGTAGAGACGAACTCATACAGATATATGCTCAGTTATTTCCAGTGCTAGAAGCTGCGCTGCCACCCAACTTCCGTGGCTATGTCAAAGGCGATCTGTTGTTCATGCAAACACCACCAGTGATTGATGGCAACTATGTGTTCAAACCCAACACCATTGAATATCGCATACCTGTGAAGAGTGCAATGGGCCAACGCATCTCTGGCAATGCCGAAGCCGGTGTAGAACCTGCACAGATTGGCATTGCCATACACTCCATGTACGCAGATCGTGGTGAGCCTCGCCAACCATTGCGTGGGGTGTCATTCAACCCAGTTCCTGGATTATTGTTGGAAAAACCTGCTTCTCCCAATACTTTGGAAACTGAGACCAACATAGAAAAACAACTTCGACAGATTGTAAGAACCTATGGTTCGGCTATGAAGACCTTGTTCAATCCTGCTGAACTGCGAGCACAACAGATCACAGACTTATTCAAGCTGGCAGTGGATTTTATCAACACCAAAGTGGGTGCTCCGCTGCAATCTGCACAGCAGTTACTGGAAGAGTTTGGACCTTGGTTGCAATCTCGTGTGAGCGATCGCAAGTACAACAACATCGTGGAATATCTCAACAGTCCCAGCAGCAATGCACAGGCCCTGGCAGCATCATTTTATGCATTTGAATTGTTGCATGCCTTGAAGATGCATCTTAAAGGGCAGGCTGATCTAGCCAATCCTGGTGGCGAAGGCTGGGTCATGGCCACTCCTGCAGGCTACAGCAAGTTGGTTACAAGATTTGATCCCAATGCTTTTGCTGCTCGAAATCGTGCTCAAAACAATCCTCAACCCCGGTGATTTTTGCCGATTGTATAAATAAAAGTAGGGCGAAAACCCACTAACTTTAAAGGAAAACATCATGGCAGTATTTACAAAAACAAACGGAACTACACAACCAGTATTTGCACTGGACGTGGCCAATGGTTCTATCGCAGGAACAGCCAACGTAGCTGCTCAAGGTCCAGTTAACCTGGCCGGTCCCAAGCTGGACTTCTTCACATTGACAGCCAACGCTGCTCTTACCAATGCTGGTAACGTGAATGGTTACTTGAACAACGTTCTGCAGGCTATCCAGTCTGGTGGCGGCGTCAGCGGTGGCGGCACAGGCGGTACTGTGGCAATCTATCAAGCAGGCGCTACTGCTGGCACCATCAGCTTGGCTATCTACCCAGCCAACGCTTACAGCACCACCACACTGGTTGCTGCTGCTCAAACAGCCAACGCAACTGGCGGTTTGAACATTGGTATCCCAACAGCTAACGTGTCTAACACAGCCAGCTTCACTTGCTTGGTCAGCTAATCAATCTTTGATTGAACGCAACCCCGGAGGTAAAAAATCCGGGGTTTCTTTTTGGCCTTAAATATCTGCCTAATGAGAATACAATGTCGGACCCTTTTTGATTGCAGTTACACAGGCACCACTGGGCATTTCCGGCCCAGCGAAGTACCATTTGAAGATCGCATGGGCCAGGTGATCACCAATCAAACAGATTGGAATCACAGTCGCAATCAACAAAGAAACTGGGAAACTCTGTTGCAGATCATCAGTCTGCGCACACAGCCTTTGGATATCACCACCCCGGTGTATCGTACTGGTGCATGGGAATTTGAATTTCGTGTAGAAGCCCCGTCGGTGTATTCAGTGGATGGTGACCCTAATCCTCTAGCCGGACTCATACAAGGCTGCGCAGATGTGCCCATGATGACACGTCTTACCGAACAACCTGAACTGCAAAGCACTATAACCACCACTGGTGACAAACAAAATATTTGGTTCCTGGTGCTAAATACGTCATTGGAGTCATCATGGTAGATACAACTGACATTGAAAAGAAAAGCCTTGAGGCTCACGTTGAGTTATGTGCTGAGCGTTACAGAATGCTAGAACTCAAGATCGAGAACGTGGAAACCACTGTGGGCTCGGTAAAGAAAATGGTCACAGAAGTGCATGAGATGATGCACAAAATGTCCGACAAACAAACAGATCGACTGATCAACTGGGGCATAGGTATCATTGGCGTGCTGGTAGGTACCGTGGCTTGGTTGGCTGTACATTACTTCAAGAACGCATGAAATACGACCGCAAACTTGAATCCTTGCTGGAAAAAGAGTTTAAAAAAAATTCAGCCAATACCATCGTGAGTGATGAAACAGGTACCAACTTTCTGGTATTTGGCAAATATGAAATCACACAAACACCCGAAGGTTTTGTGGTCAGTGATTGGCATAGTGCAATCCATTGCTTTTCCACCAAACGCATTGCATTGAGCTGGTGCATAGCAGACAAGTATCAAAGATACAACTTATCAAACAACATAGTGATATTGGATCGTAGGCAACAGGTTCTCAAAACAGATATCTATTGCAGCAGAAAAACAGCCGATGCCAGTGGGCACGAATCGTTCTACGAGATAGTAAATACTAAGATGCAACCCAAGATTGACATGCTTGAGTCAGTGACCGCTGAATTAGAAAAATGTGTAAATTCGGCTAAATACCTACAGATTAGAGGATTCCATAATGAAACTGCAAGAACTAGCGGCTCCTAAGCCATCAAAACAAATAGCCAAAGTATTCGAAAGTTATTTTGGTTCGAGCATCAGCTTTGACCGTTTGACTAGAAATCAAACCCGGATCATGCTGAACAAAGTGCGTGGCGTATTGGGCGAGCACCGCAGCACCACTGCACGTCACACCAGCGAGCAGAATCCCAAATACCTACAACTGGTCATGATGGAGCAAGCATTAAGCAGCCGCCTGCGTGAAGAAGACGTAGTCGAACCCAGCAGCGGCGGCGGAGCAACAAATCCAGGAACTTCATCTGGGTCGGCTCCCGGCCAAAGCACCAAGCCTGCTGCACAGCCAGCACCGCAACCAACAACCGGAGCAAATCCACCAGCACAGACACCGGCCAATGCTATGAAAGATCCTAATGCTGTGGCAACTTCAATGGCCATGCAGAAAATGGCCACCGGAGCAAAGACAACACCAGCAGAGCAAAAACTAGCAGCCATGGCCATGGCCGAAAGTCGCCTGCGTAGAGAATATCGCATCTTGAAAGAATCTGAAATCCAACAAGCCCAAGTGGTGTTGGCTGCACAAGATCTAGTGGATAAGATGCAAGACATGGTCGAAGAAGTCTCTGAATTGCAATTCAAAGACCTACCAGCCTTGGTTGAAAGTATCAAGAATCAAGTTGGTGTGGATCAAGCCATGCAATTCAACACCGATGCTACCAGCGCATTAGCTGGCCTGCTGCAAAATCTGCAAGGTGCCAAGCAACAACTGGAAGCCGCACTGGGTGTGGTAACAGGCACAGGCGGACCAGACATGAGCGCAATCGCCAATGCTGGCGCTGCTGCCGATGACCTAGGCGCTGCTGGTGCTGACATGGGAGCCGCAGGTGCTGACATGGGCCTGGCAGGACCTCCCCCAGGTGAAGAAGAAGAACCACCAGCAGCCCCAGCTGGCGCTGCACTAGGCCGAGCACGTAGATAATGCGTATATTTGAAGTTGACGACTCCGCATCGGCAACTCCAAGTCCAGATCAATTGATGGGTCTGGTTTCGTTCTTGGCCGGCCGTGCCGATGATACCAATGCTCGCAAAGAGATAAGTCAGGAAGCATTCATTAATCTAGCACAGAGTCTGGATATCAATGTGACCAAAGAGAATCTCGGCGACCTCATCGCACAACCTCCATTGAGCAACATGCTAGAACCATTGGATCCCAACTCCGGAGTGGTCACTTTCAAAGGCGGCGAAGAACCTAATACCGCCATGCCAGTTAATCGAGCACAAGACATAGTAGCCTCCGCTGCCAAGTCGGCCATGAAGAAAAAACGAGTAGGTTAGTCCAGAAGGATTGATTGTTGTGAGTAAATACCTTATAATAACATAAGGAAAACAACATGGCTTATTCAGACAAAGTAATTGATCACTATGAACATCCACGCAATGTGGGTAGTTTTGCCAAAGACGATGATCACATTGGAACTGGCATGGTAGGCGCACCGGCTTGCGGTGACGTGATGAAATTACAGATAAAGGTAGTAGATGGAATCATCCAAGACGCCAAATTTAAAACGTATGGTTGCGGCTCAGCGATTGCGTCAAGTTCGCTTGTTACTGAATGGGTCAAAGGACGCACACTTGAGCAGGCAGCGGCGATCAAAAATTCAGAGATTGCTTCTGAGCTTGCCCTCCCTCCAGTTAAGATTCATTGTTCAATACTTGCGGAAGATGCGATCAAAGCAGCAGTAGCAGATTATCGTAGCCGGCATGATAACCTTAACTGAAACAGCTGATAAAAAAATCCGACAACTTTTGAAAAAGCGCGGCGGCATAGGCATCCGGTTGGGTGTGAAAACCACTGGTTGCTCTGGACTGGCATATGTGTTAGAATATGTAGATGCACATCCATTGGACCTTGACACTGTGATCAACTATGCACAACCAGGATTCTCTGTGATAGTGGATAAACGACACGAAGTATATCTTTCGGGTTTGACTGTGGACTATGTTCGCCAAGGTCTCAACGAAGGA